TGGTCAGACTAATAGTGGTGTATCCATTACTTGGAGCACCATAAGTGGTAGAGAATCAGTAGATGCCGAGGAGGTTAAGAAACTGCTCGGTTTTGTACCAATTAAACAAGGACAGGAATCAGTTAGATTATCTGTCAAACATACTGGAGGTAAGTAATGGCTGCACCAGAAACTACTAAGTTTCAAATCAACTACAAGTTAGCTGATGGAACTTTAATAAATCTATATGCAACATCTCAGGCAGAGTTAGAGGCATCTTTAACATCTATATCTGACCTAGCAACATTAGTAACAACAACTGGTACCACATTAGGTACAACTACACAATCAAATGGTGGAGCAATTAGTTATGCCAAAAAAGCATTAGGAGCTACACCAATAGCAACAGCCCTAGGTAATGGCGAAGAGCAGATTACCGACAGGAATGGAACTGTTTGGACATATGGCAGAGCAGATGCACCTGACTGTGTTAACGGAAAGATGGTATTTGCTGCAGGTACTTCACAAAAAGGTAAACCTTATAAAGGTTGGTTTGATCCAATGAAAGGTCCTAAACCTATGCGTAAACCAGAAGGTTATACGCCGGTTGATCCTATCTTTTTGAAGTAATCCTATGAGGGTTCCCTGGAATTATGAGAACCCCGCTTGTGTCGAAATAGGTGTGGAATCTTTTTATCCCGAAACAAAAAACGGGGACAGAGTCCACACCCAACAGGCTATTAACGTTTGCAAGATATGTCCCCATCTTGCAGAGTGTGCAGAGTGGGGAATTAATAACGAACGTTTTGGTATCTGGGGTGGAATTACCGCAGCCAAACGAAAGATTATTAGAGCAAGAAAAGGTATCGTCTTACCTAGAGAGGAACACGTTGCTTAATTTAAATCGGGCTTGGCGTGGTTCTACGACCAATGCAACACCACTGCCTGACGTATGGAACGATCTTGCTAAGAAGCAGATTAAGTTTCGTAGAGGTCAGGTATGTATGATTGCTGCTGCGCCCAATGCTGGTAAGAGTATGTTTGCTCTTATCTACGCAGTTAGAGCAAGGGTTCCAACTCTATTCTTCTCGGCAGATACCGACACCGCAACTGTGATGATGAGAGCAGCCTCTCACCTATCAGGACACAGTCAACTACTGGTGGAAGCGAACTTAAATAGTAACCGTCATTACTACGATAAGCATCTTTCCAGAATGGAAAACATACAGTTTGTCTTTGACTCATCACCATCATTAGATGATATTGAGTTAGAGGTTAAGGCTTATGTTGAACTCTTTGGAGTTCCACCAGAGTTGATTGTTATAGATAACTTGATGAATGTGGCTGCCGAATCAGATAATGAATGGGCTGGTCTACGAGCTATTATGGTTGAACTGCACGATATGGCTCGTAAGACTGAAGCCTGTGTGATGGTATTACACCACGTCTCAGAGCAATCTGAGTATGTTAAGACTGATAACCCACCACCTCGTAGATCTATTCACGGTAAGGTATCTCAGCTACCAGCGTTAATAATTACTTTAGGCTTTGATCCAATAGGTAAGGTGCTTAAAGTGGCAGCAGTTAAGAATAGGTTTGGTCCACATACAGCAGATGGCACTGATCATATTGGACTGTTTGTTAACTATGCTGTCTGTCAGATATCTGATGCTGATGCACTTGGTCAGATGTATAGAAGGGATGCAGTTATCTATGACTCCCAAGTACAATAAGACTAAGGGTGCTCAGTTTGAGGTGGATGTAATGAAGTGGTTTAGAAAGATGGGTGTGGTAGCAGAGAGGCTACGCCTATCAGGAGCAGAGGATGAGGGAGATCTAGTAGTTATCGTTGCCGGTGAGACCTACATCTTTGAGTTAAAGAATACCAAGAAATTAAATTTAAAGGAGTTCTGGGATGAAGCGCAAACCGAAGCTGATAATTATGCTAAGCATCGTGGCATTGATCGGCCTTTATCTTATGTTCTATTCAAGAGACGAAACGCAGGAATAGAAAAGACTTGGGTAATCCAAGACCTAACACAATGGCTAGGAGAAAAAAATGCCAACACCTGAAGGAATAATAACGACAACAGAAACACTTAAACCTGAACCACCCAAAGAAGAGAAAAAAGATGACACTAAGGATTCGTAATCCATTTTATTTTTCTGCAAAAAAATGGTGCATAATTAATTGTTATCATTGTGGTAGAACGTATAATGTTTTAGTTACAAATCTACGTTCTAATAATTATTGTTGGGACTGTAAATGATCTGTGACTATTGTAAGAAGGGTGGCGCTGAGAATGTCAAACGCCACTTTAAGTTAGCTGATAGGTATCACCTCAAATGTAAAGGAGATTGCGGATGCCAGCATCAGACTGGACCAGGAGCAGGAAGTCTGGCAAAGGTACTGGCAGAACCGATGCGAACTCAATACCCATTGGAGTAGTTGTAAAGTTTTACGGTGGTGAGGTAAGAGAGGGCAGGGCTTGTTCTGTTAGGTGTGTACTCCACAATGACAGTAGAAGGAGTGCGGTAATTAATACAAGGGATAACCTGTATTACTGCCACACTTGCGGTAAGGGTGGTAATGCAGTAAATATTATTAGTATTAAAGAGAATGTGGGGTTTAAAGATGCTCTCAACCGTGCAGTTGAAATCATCACTGGAAGCGGCATTACAATACAGCAAGGATCTAAGCGAAGAAGCAATAAAGTTTCTCGCAGATCGTGGGATCTCTGAAGAGATAGCAAAACGGTACCACCTTGGTACCATTTTGCAACCTGTTGCTGGTCACGAGAACTACAAAGGCTGGCTATCTATACCGTATCTAACTGCAATGGGACACTGTGTTGGCTTTAAATTTAGAAGATTAGATGATGGTAAGCCTAAGTATGGAGCACCTCTTGGACAAAAGGGACATCTCTACAATGTCAGTGACATCATTATCTCTAGTGAGTACATAGCAATCTGTGAGGGTGAGCTAGATACTATTGTTTCATCTGCAATCCTAGGTCTACCGGCAGTTGGAGTGCCAGGAGTTGCTGCTTGGAAACCGCATTTTACTAGGATGTTTTCAGGTTATGGCAGGATATTTATTATTGGTGATAATGATTTAAAAGATGATGGTACAAATCCTGGGGCAGAGTTTTCAAGGATGGTAGCTCAAGAAGTAGATAACTCTACTATCGTGTCGCTTCCGGCTGGAATGGACCTAAATGACTTATACTTAGCAAAAGGTATAGATGAGACAAAACGGACAATTGGAGTGCCTAATGTATGAAGAACTCGGAGCTGACGGAAGTAGCAGAATGGTTGGCGACCTTAGGGATTTATATCATCAAGATCAACTACGAAGAGAAAACAATATTAGTCGCACCCAAACCAACACGAGAGTAGATGATGAGTTCATAACAGATATGTGGCGAGTGATGGATGCTGCTGGCAATCTACTTATTGCCAAGCACCACGATTACGGCCCATTAAATATTGCAAGATCTCCTGGCGGTCCTATCAATGGCTTGCGAGTGCGTATGTGGGACAAGATTGCTCGTATTAATAATCTAGTAGATAGCAAAGTTAAGCCAAGTAATGAATCATTACGAGATTCTTTTATGGATTTACTCAACTATTCAGCTATTGCAATTATGGTATTAGATGGTAAATGGCCAGAGGTTCCCACCTTGGATTGTGAATGACACCAGAGCTACATCCTACTTTATACGAGTTAGTCCCATCTGTATCTTATGTAATCTCTAGAAAGTTTAAGGGTTGGGTAGATCAAGATGACATCAAGCAAGAGTGTTATCTCTGGGCTATTGGTAGAGGTGAGCAGTTTAATGAACTGTTAAGTGAACCTAATTTTTATAAGAGAGAACAGAACGAGAAGCGTATTGCCTTTCAGATGAAGCGTATGGCTGAGAGGTTTGCTCGTAAGCAGAAGGCTAACAAGGCAGGATATAAAACAAGTGATGAAGTTTTCTACGATACAACCTTAATTGCTCAACTAATCCCACCTGTTATTAGTTCGGTGGTAGATGGCACAGTGCTTGAGCAGGCACAAGAGATGATTAATGATGGACAACCTCGCAAACAGGCAGCCCCTGCTGAGGGTGGCAACCTACTTGCAATCCTAATAGATATGAAGAGAGCCTATCTAAAGCTAGAGCAAGAGGATAAGACAATATTGCAGATGAGATACTACGATAACTATACCTTACAGCAGGTAGCACAATACTTAGAGTGTGCTACATCTACTGCTGATCGCAGGTGTGTTTCAGCTCTGCGTAGATTACAACGATTACTAGGTGGTGAGACACCTTGGAATTAAAAGAGCCAGAGTTATTTGATTATCTCAAAGAGAAGTATTACCCAGACCTTGAGAAGAGTGAAGAGTTTGACAACTGGGATTGTATATCTCTAAAGGATAAGATGTTTATAGAATTAAAA